GATATTAAACGATTGTCGGAGACACCAGAGGGCGTCGAAGAACTGAAAAGGATGATATTGAGACTGTGGATTGATGCTACAGGAGAAGTGTATTCGGATGTTGACAGTAAGTTCTGGAACATGAGATTGAACGATAAGAACAAAACGTATGAGAGAAATCCATTCGGATACTTTCAGTCAATTATTCACGCTTTAGAGTTTGCTGTGTGGTTAAAGAATTCCGGTGATGCCGACAAGGTTGTTGATAACTGGTATCTACAGGCATCTTCTCTCAACGAGTTTAGTTCAGAACATTTAAAGATTTATTAACGGAGGATAAAATGGAACAAGAATTAATGGACAAATATTTAACAGAAATGGAAGGTAAACAACAGAATTTTAAAGGCACCAAATTTAAGGTATCTGATAAATATTCCGATCAACAACAAGTATTATCTAACGCAGTGACTGCGTTGGAATCGCTATCTCAATCAAAGTTTAATGTTGACCCTAAACATGTCAAAGATTTGGTGAAAATGTCGAAGGATTTGAAGAAGTTAAAAGAGTCTCTTTGGGCTGATTATAAAGAATTTCTTGCTTGGCCAGACAGAAAACCGTCCTGAACATAATCATAATTAACGTAATACCACTCTTTACATAGAATACCCCTTATGGTAACATAGGGGGTATAAAAATTTGTAGTTAGGCAGGTGTAATATTTTCAAAAACATACACTACGATACGAAACGTAGTAGAGTTTATCTGTGGGAACAGAACTCAGGCGACAATGACTACCGAATCATAGATTGGGTGCCATACGTCTTTGAAGCTGACCCTCACGGTCACATCGAAACAATCAAAGGAATTCCAGTAAGAAAAGTTGAATTCCAAACTTACCAACAATACTCCGATTACCAGAAACATCATAAAAACACTATATATGAGAATGAGAGTCCAAAGGAAATCCAATTTCTATCAGAGTGGTATCACACCATACCTGATAATCAAATTGACCCTCCAGCACTCAAAGTATACTCAATTGATATCGAGGTCAATTGTACCAAAGGTTTCCCGAAAGCTGAACAAGCCGCTTGGCCTATTTCTCTGATCAACGTTAGAGAGTTCGGTGGTGGTGCTAATAAGTCTTGGGGATTGAAACCTTACACTGGTGAGTATGAACTTGATTATGTTCACTGTGAGTCAGAACAAGACCTGATGTTACAGTTCTTCCATTGGTGGCACAAGAATGCACCTGATGTTGTAACTGGTTGGAACATTGCCCCTCATAACAAGACCAATGAGAGAGGCGGGTTTGACCTTCCATATATAGTCAATCGTTCAAAGAATCTCTTTGGCAAGAAAGCCGACCATTACAAAAAACTGTCACCGATTGGTATCGTTCGTTGTTGGGATGATAACAAGTCTGGTGCTATGTATGTTGATATCGCCGGTGTGTCAGTTCTTGACTACTTTGCCCTCTACAAATGGTATACAACCAACAACCCAGAGAACTATAAACTTGATACAATCGCCCGTGAAGAGTTGGGGTTAGGTAAATTGGATTACGGTGATATCGCCGCAGACCTGAGAACCCTGTATGATGCTGATTGGAATCTCTATGTTGAATACAACGTCATTGATAACAAGAGGATAGAAGACCTTGAAGATAAACTAGGGTATATTCTCCTTGCTCAATCACTTGCGTTGTTATGTCGTTGTAAGATGGAACACTACACCGCCGCCACTCACTTGGTCGAAGGTCTGATGCTGACACATTTCAGACGTAATGACTTGTGTGCGCCACGGATGGAAGGTGGTCACCAAGAGTGGTTCCCAGCGGCATATGTTAAAGAGCCGCAGAAGGGACAATATGATTGGGTTGTAGACCTTGATATTGCATCCTCTTACCCAACCGCCATTATTACCCTTAACATGTCTTCTGAGACATACTATGGTCGTTGTGTTGGGTATAAAGATATGCACGGCAGATGGATTGACACAATTACAGGACGAGCTGATATAGATATCACTGAGATTGCCCGACTTGAGGCACCAATATGTGATTTTGTTAAGAAACGTGAGTTCCCTGTCTTTAAATTGTTGAAGGATGACAAGATTATCCTGATGAAAGGTGACAAGTTAGACAGTTTTAACAAGGCATTACAGAAGGGATTGTTGTGTTGCGCTCCGTCTGGCTCAATGTATCTACAGAACAAGAAAGGTGCATTCGCCCACGTTGAACAGATGACCTACATAAAACGTCAGGAAATCAATGGGTTAAAGAAAGAGTTCAAGGGTAAGGCGAGTCGAGCGAGGAATCCAGATACTATTGCTGAACATACCGTTCAAGCCAATAAGCACCACGCATTACAATGGGCGTTGAAGATCGTTCTAAACTCAATGTATGGTGTTACAGGAGTTCCTTACTCCCGATACTTTAATGTTCACACCGCTGAGGCGATTGCCTCTTGTGGTCGTAGATCAATCATTACTGGTCAGAGATACGTCAACCGTTGGTTCAATGATGGTGTTTGGAAGAATGAGGAAACCCTTGCCATTATTCGTGAATTGGGTGAGTGTAATCTTGAAGATGTACCAGAGGATATGGTTGCCTACATCGACACTGACTCCGTTTTCATTAAGTTAGGTCAGTTTATTGACCGTGTGGTTGGTGGTGATTGGAAGACCGCCCATGATCAGGAGTTCATATCTGACAGAATCTTATCACTATCCAAACATCTTGAGACATATGTTAATGATTGTTCATACTTGGAGACTCAGGTAGCCGAGTATAACTCTATAATGTCGAAGGAAGAATTTAGTATTGTGTTCAAACAGGAGATTGTCTGTAAATCCGCCCTGTTTATCACTAAAAAGAAGTATGGGTATCACGTGGTAAATGAGGAAGGAACGCCTTGTGATAATATCGATGTAACTGGTATGGAAATTATCAGGTCAGAGACACCATCGGCGTTCAAGGATGCCCTGAAAGAGTTGTTGGGAATGGTATTGAGAAATGCCCCAGACGATGCCATCTATGAATCCTATACCCGACACAAGAAGAGTATCAAATACACTTACCCAGAAGAGATTTCCGAGAACAAAGGAGTCAAAGGGTTGGGTAAGTGGTTGAAAGATGGTGAACCAATGAAGGGAACGCCATACCACGTCAAGGCGGTAGCCGCCTATCATAAGTTGTTGAAAGAATTAGACTTGTTTGATGATTACCCTATCATTGAAGAGGATACTAAGAACAAACTTGTTTATGTGAAGTACAATCCTTTTGGGATCAAGTGTGTAATGTATGATCGTTGGCCCAAGGAATTCACAGATGCCGGTGTAGAGCCAGATTTCAAGGTAATGACTGAGAAGTTCTTGACGAATAAGCTCAAGATGTTGCTTGAACCTGCGAAGAGGGTGCATATTTTGGAACAAAACCAAGCATTCAATGCATTTTTCACATGAAGATAGATGCTGTAATCATAATGTGTATTTATCAACAATCAATCACTGGGTCACATTTCAATGTATTTGAACATTATATCAAGGTGTTGGAGTATAACCCAGATGTCAAGTTGGTGTTCCTGTTGTTTACCCCGACAACGACAATCATAGATTATTATATAAAAATTTATGAAGAAAGATATAAACTTGAACATGTGGACACCAGATGGAAAGAAGGGATACTCGGTGTTAAATATGGCGATTTCAAGCACTACAAGTTTAATAGAGTGTTAATCCTTGATTTTGGTACAATACCACCCATGCAACAGTTTTTGAAAAACAACTGTAAAGAACTCACGGTAGTCAGTGAGTTGCACACAGAAAATCCCAAACTATTCTTTGATAAGAATGTATATCCAGTGACATATTATGGTGAAATGCCATTCGTTTACAAAGATCATCAGTATCGAATGAGGTATAATCTTGATTTATTAAAAGATATTGATAATCCTAAAGATGCACTATTTGTCACATCAAGAGCGGATGATGATGTGATAGAGGAAAAACTGAAACTGTTCCCAAACAAACCTGTATTGAAACGCTTGAAGGCTGAACATATCCCAAATTTCTTGGGAGAATGGGATGAACTGTTGTATATTAGGACACCAAATTGGTATGACTCTCATCCACGATGTTTCATAGAGGCAGAATATTATGGGAGGAAAATGCATTATTTTAATGATGAAGGAGTGAAAGACGGTGGTTGGTATAGATGGTTAGACATTCAAGAAAGAGGTATAGAAGATAGACAATTAACAAAGGATGATGTTATCATTCAAAAACTAATCTAGGGAGGCGTTACATTTATGGTAAATGATAAACTTTTTGGGGATGAGAATTCACCATTACGGGAAATACCTGTGTTCAGAAAATACATGGAAGAGTATACAATTCTAGAGAATCAGATCAAAAGATTACAAGATCGCAGGGGTGAGTTAGCATACGAAGAGGTTATGGAATTGACCAAATTAAAGAAATTGAAATTAGCATGTCGTGATGGCATGGAACACGTGAAAAAGAGAGTATAATGGACAAATCGTATGTAGATAGTATTATAAATCTTAAATATCTAAGAGAAAACCCTGATCATATGTTTGTCTTTGGTGACAACACCATACGCAGAGGGAAGAAAGGGGCGGCAATGCTAAGACATCATTCACAAAGTTATGGATTCATTACTAAGAAACGTCCGTCTTATGATGCTAGTGCATACTATACACCCGCTGAATATAAACATGTCTTCAAGAAAGAAATGGAGAAATTGATTAGGGATGTTGAATGTTGTCCGCATTTGACATTCCTAATCTCTAAATTAGGGTTTGGATTGGCGAACAAGTATGGTATCTATCAGAAGGTCATACGTGATGGTCTGAGGGTCTTGGAAAAGTATGATAACGTCAAGTTTTTATTTGACTTGAATGAATAATTGATGTAATATGGGGTTGTGTCTCGGTGACACAGCCCCTTTTTACTTTTAAGGAGAACAACGTGGAAATAGTAAAGATTGAAAGATATGAGTTAGGTGGTTTCGCTAAAATCTGTTGGTCTGATGGTTCTAAGTTAATCGTCAGTCTCAAAGAGGCAAGTCAGATAGAAGACGAATCGGAATTCTACCTTCAAATTGAGGTTATATAAATGAACATTATTAATATGATCGACCACACTCTCCTAAAAAATACTGCTTCAATGAATGATATCCTACTTCACGTTGAACAAGCCGTTGAAATGGGTGCTTTCTCTGTCTGTGTTAATCCTTCATGGGTAAAATACGCATCAGAACTTCTTGAAAACGATGAAGTTAAGGTTTGTACCGTTATCGGTTTCCCTCTTGGTGCTACTCCGGGTGTTGTCAAGGCATTTGAGGCACAAAAGGCGATTGAGGATGGTGCTGACGAAATCGATATGGTTATCAACATTGGATTCGCCAAGAGTCAAATGTGGGAGCAAGTTCTTGACGAAATCAAATTGGTCAAAGCCGCCGCCGGTGACACATTGGTTAAAGTTATCATTGAAACCAGTGAGTTCGACAAGGTTCAAATTGCTCTCCTGAGTGAGATTGTCGGTATGAGTGGTGTTGAATACATCAAAACGTCTACTGGAACGACTGCAAAAGGTGCAACGGGTGAAGACATCCTATTACTGAGAGAAGTCGGTGAGGGTCGATATAAGATCAAGGCATCGGGTGGGGTCAGTGACCTCGCAACCGCACTGGAAATGATTGGTGCAGGTGCAGATCGTATCGGAACTTCGGGTGGTCTTCGGATTAAACAAGAACTCGCAGGTGTTAATGTGAGTGGTCAAGAAGTATCGAATTACTAATATAATCCTTGACAGACAGGGAAATGTGGATGCTTAATGGAAACTAATGTAATACATCTTGGTAATTGTGTGGAAAGAATGCAGGAATTACCAGAGGGGTCAGTGGATATGTGTATCACTTCACCCCCTTACTTCAACCTGAGAACATACAAAGACCACGAAGACCAAATTGGTGTGGAAGCTACACCACAGGAATTCGTTGAAAACCTATGCAATGTGTTTGACCAAGTTAAACGTGTGTTAAAGCCAGAGGGTGTCTGTTGGGTTAATATCGGGGATACCTATAAGAACAAAGGATTACTCCAAGTCCCAAGTCGTTTTGAAATAGAAATGACTAACAGAGGGTGGATTCTCCGGAATGAAATCATCTGGTCAAAGCCAAACCCTCAACCGACATCATCTAAAGATAGGTTCTGGACAAACCATGAGAAAGTATACATGTTTGTTAAGAACAAGAAATACTACTTTGATCAACCAAGAGTTCCGCAAAAGGAAATCTCTATCAAGAGGGCATTTTCAAAGAACCATATGGATAAGAGGAAAGACAAGGGAACTTCTGATAAAGAAGGTTTCTCATTGTCAAGTGAGAATCAAGAGGCTCATTACGTGAAGATGCGAGAACGTATCTTAGCCGGTGAGATACCAACCAGACCTAAGTTTACGGTATGGGATATCACTCAGAAAGGTTATAGTGGTGCTCACTTTGCCATCTACCCGGTTGAACTGTTGATTGACCCAATCAAATCAAGTTGTCCAGAAGGTGGGATTGTTCTTGACCCGTTCATGGGTAGTGGAACAACAGCAGTTGCCTCATTAATGCACGATAGACAATATATTGGATATGATATTAATCAGGAGTATATTGATATAGCTAACGTGAGAATCAATGACTTCAAAGAGAATGGGATACCAAAGACAAAGCCTAAGGTTGAGAAACCTGTCAGCACAGACCCGTTCGGAGAGTGGCGATAAATGGTAATGGCGAAATTACATGTGATCTGTGGAAATTGTGGTTGTAATGACGATTGGAGTTATGATATTGTCAAGGACGCTCAAGATTTCGGTGATCATTTCAAAGATGATGTCTACATTTGGTGTGGAAATTGTTCTACACTACATGCGTTAAGTACTTATATGGATGAAAAGGAGAAGTAAATGTTTTTATTTGTAGAATTGATTGTGTGGGCGATTGTCTGTTTGATTTTCGTGGCATATGATAAAGGTGTTGGGGCATCTATTGTCACAGTTGGTGCAGGTGTGGTTGCCTGTTTTGTTGCAGGGGTTAATCCGGTCATGTGGTTGTGGGCAAATCCGATGATAGCCCTAACGTATATTGCTGTCTATGCCGGTGCAGGTCTTATTTGGTCAACCATCAAGTGGGCTTCTAAGTTACGAAAAGCCCGAAATATGTATATCAAGGATAAATCCGAATTTATTGCAGGTGGGGGATTAGAGCAAGCATTCATTTCACAGGTAAGGAATTCGTATCGAATGGAGTCGTATGCACCATCGGTCAATAAAAACAAGGCAAACTTCGGATTTTGGTGTATGTGGTGGCCATTCAGTATGATCGCCTTCTTGTGTGAAGACCTGATACGAGAGTTGTGGAATTTCTCTTGGAAGTTTTTGACGGGATTCTTCGGTGGAATGCGGAAACGTATTTTGGGAGAAGCGTCACGTGATCTTGATTAGTTCTTGACAGTCAACTGAATAAGGTATAGAATGGGGTTGTCTCTGAGAAGAGGCGACCCTTTTACTTTGGAGAATTGAATGATATCACCAGTAGACTTTATTGAAATGCAGGAGAAACAGCCTGAGACATTCAAAGAACTGATGGATGCCTACACTGAATGGGTTGGTTACAACTACGATCTGATTATAGAGTCAGGTGAAGAATTTGACACTGTATTAATCCAGAAAGAACTATCCTTTGACAGATTTCATATTGCTTTATGGAAGAAAGGACAAGAGTAATGGAAGATTATTCAGAATTTGAGTTGAGTCAAGATGAACTGGATGAGTTAGAGTATCGTCCGTATACAGTTGCACCATTGGATGTATCTTTTTCTCACCCTGACGATGACATTCTCTATTAAGGAGTATATAATGGTACGAAATAAAAACTACAGAATCTACTTCAAGGTAAAGGGTTTTAGAAACCTTCAAATGGATGACGTGAAAGCACCTACTATGTTAGATGCTCTTGTCAAATTTCAGGAACTTCGCCCTCTTGCCATTCCTCAAGAATGTAACAAATTTTAAGGAGTATATAATGGTAAAAGAAAATAAAATGATTTGTAATATTTGCAATCAAGAGGTGAATATCCGTAAGTCTAATGCCTACGGGGCATTCCCTGTTGCTCATGTCAACATCGATTCCAAAGAAGAGTGTCATGGATTCTTTGAGGAAGGGTTCAAGGTTCAAAATGGCTAATAAAGTGTTCAAGAGTGGAAGGACAGAGGGGAGTGAGGTCGTGACAAATTGTCACGGACTGAAAATAGACGCAAAATTAATAAGAGAAGCAGTATTTCAATGTAGATGTGACCCTGCTTGGCACACTCATTACAGTGAGGAAGCTAAAATGGCAATCGCTAATCTGAATAGAGAAATGGATAAACTGTTTTTTGAGAAGGAAGGAAAGTTTGAATTTTGTTGTTCATCATGCGGACACGTAGAAGAACATATTATTAATAAGCCGGTCCGACCACCTCTGATAGAGATCACTGATGAGAAATAGAAAGGATTACATGACAAATGAGTATATTTCCGAGTTTTCCACAAGATAAAAAAATATGTCCGATATGCGGAACGAACGAAGATAAAGAATGTACATTGATTGGAATCGATAATACACAAGATGGTGGGATCGAGCAAGCGACTGTCATTCATACTGCATGTCTCGCTGACCCTTCAAATTTTCGTGCAGCACGATTACCGGAGGATGATGTTATCTATATTAGATGTAAGGCTAAAATATGAGAATTAAATTTACAAAAAGGGAAAATAATTTTGATTGAATTTAAAGGAAAATATACAGATGCACATATAATGATTGACGAAGTAGACACTTCTACAATGTCTCAGGTGGTAGAAATGATTAACAATAAGGTATTTGTTAATCCTGTTCGTATTATGCCTGATTGTCATGCAGGTAAGGGTTCTGTTATCGGTTTCACTATGGAAGTCGGTGATAAAATAATTCCTAATATTGTATCGGTAGATATTGGATGTGGTATGTTATCTGGTAACTTGGGAAAGAACGTGTTCGCTACCGTTCGTAAAGACCAGTTAGACCGAGCAATGCGTAAGGCTGTTCCAGTTGGAACTAACCACCGCAAAGATGTATCCAAAGAACTTGATATGGGATTATTCTACCAGCGTGTCAAAGTGCAGTTGGCTAACTTGCGTGTACAGTTCTGTATCAGATACAATATGGTAATGCCTCAGATGAAATGGGATGAAGCCGAATTAGAAGGGTTGTGTCGCACTATAGGATGTGACTTTGAACGAGTTATCAAATCCATTGGTTCGTTGGGTGGTGGTAATCACTTCATTGAAATCGGAAAGTCTGACGAAACTGGTGACTATTGGTTGACTATTCACTCCGGCTCTCGTAACTTCGGTAAGTGTATCGCTGAGTATCACCAGAAGAAAGCACAAGCCACCTGTGGTCAGTCGGCGGTAACAAAAGAGGTGTATGTTCAGTGGGTTAAGAATAACCACTCCAAAAAGAATTATGCCAAAGAAATCGCACGTTATGATGAGTTGTATGGAAAGACTTATGTGCCAAGAGGTATGGAGTATCTACAGGGCGAGGATATGTATATGTATCTGTGTCACATGATCATTGCTCAGACATATGCCGACTTCAACCGAAAGGTAATGATGGATGAATTAGCTCATGTGTTGGATGACTTGGGTATTGATCACCTAGATTTTGGTGAAGAAATCACAACTGTTCACAACTTCATCGACTTCAAGGATTGGATTATCCGCAAGGGTGCTATCCGTTCGTATGAAGGTGAGAAGATGATTATCCCGTTTAATCCAAAAACAGGTCTTATTATCTGTGAAGGTAAGTCTAATCCTGAATGGAACTACTCTGCCCCTCACGGTGCAGGAAGATTATATTCACGGTCTGAGGCTAAAAGACGTATTACCAAAGAAATGGCAGAACAGGCTATGGAAGGTGTTTATGCCTCAACAAAGCCTTTAGATGAATCACCTTTGGCTTACAAAGATGCAGAGATTATAGAAATGTGTATTGAACCTACTGCAACTATCATAGACAGAGTTCGCCCTGTCATGAACATAAAAGGATAAGACATGATTTACATGATTTCTGATAATGAGGTAGAATTTGCACAGAAGCCTCATCCTGACGCTTTTATCTCTAACGATGAACATATCCGTGACCAAGTTTACCTAATCGAAGTCACGGATATGGTTCAGTTGCTTCAAGATATTGAAGAGACTACAGGTAGTGACCCTATCGTGTACCTCGCTTCGTATCATGATGAACCAATGCTGATGATTGAACTTAACGTATAGAAAGGTTTAAGGAGAATATCATGTTACTACCTGTTGCATTACCAGAGTTTGGAAGACCTGTAAAGGTAGTCATTAAGCCATGGAGTTCTTGGACATTTAAAACTGATGTTATCCTTAAATCAGTAGATGAGGATGATTGCAGTTGGCGATTTGTTGATGACAACTCAGAACTTTCTTATGACTATGACGTAATTTTTTGGGAGTATGTAAATCCAGTAGAGGAGAGGAAAGGATAAGATAATGAACTGTCCAATATGTGGAAATAATGTGGAATTGGTTGAAAGTGGTATAATGTTTGTAGTTGAAGATGGCGAAGATCAAGGTAATCTTGGTCGTGATCGTGATACCGATTTTTGGGTGTGTAATGATACCGTACAGAAATATAAATGTATGAGTGACGATACACATATATTTTTCGTGAAGGCGAAATTGTGTGTGGGAGGATGTGATTAGTAAAATATTCGGAATAGGTATCAGTAAAACAGGTCTAACATCAACCCGTCAGGCGCTTACACGGTTGGGATTTAAAGGGTATCAACACCCTAGTCCTGCACTTATAAAGGCACTCAAGAATGAATATGATTTCGGTATAGATAATCCGTTCATGTTCAGATTTGATGAGTTTGACAGACAGTTCCCCGGTTCCAAGTTCATTGTTACATACCGTAACGATGAAGAGGCATGGTTAAAGTCAGTTTATAATACCCATGAAAAGCTAAAATATCGTCAGCCTCCGTTGCCCCAATATGGGTTGGATTATCGAATGGACATGCATGGAAGGTTAGACTATGAAGTTGAGAATAAATTAGCCGTAAAGAAACATCACTATGAAAGGATATCTGAACATTTTAAAGGACGAGAACAAGATGTTCTTTACTTGAATGTGACAGATGGGAATGATGGATATAAGGAGTTATGTGAGTTTCTTAATGTTCCGTTTATAGATGAACCTTATCCCCATGAGAATAAAAGTGTTAAACTGAAAGGAATACGATGAACGATTATAGCGAAGACTTAGACAATTTGGATGCTTCCGTGTTTAATGGTGAGATTCTATTCACACACCTTGAGGAATTCCAGAGGATGTTGACCCGTTGGCAAAAACAAGTAGATGATCATATTACTTTCTATGGTGATGTTGCCGAAGAGGAGGAAGATAATGAATATAATTAGACAAGTAGGAAGTCATACCGTATACAAAATTCAATCCGGTTATATAATGGAAGTAAGTAAAGAACCCGGTTGGATGTTATGTGATTGTACTACTGATTATGATGACGCTTTAGTAAGGTATAATAAACTTATCAGTCTAAAGACAGATCAGAAATTCAGATTGGTTTCTGAGACTGTGAGCATTGACGTTCTTGAAGAAAACAAGTAGTATTATTAAACGGTACGAAGGAAAATTAACTAGGAGAACTACTTAATGGTACAAACTATGGAAAGACGGGAAATGCCTTACCCGATGCAAAGTACAAGACACAATGGACGTGTGTTGTATCTATCCGGTGAGATTAATGAACACTCAGCCCAAGAGATTAATATTGAAATGATTAGAATGCAGAGAGAAGACCCTTTGCAGGATATCACAATGATTGTAGATAGCTATGGTGGTGACTTGTTCGCCGCATTCGCTATCGTTGATTGTATGGAAATGCTAACCTGTGACATTAAAACTATCTGTATGGGTAAAGCAATGTCAGCAGGACAATTCATCTTTTCAACAGGTGCAAAGGGTAAACGGTTTATGAGTAGACACGCCCGTTTGATGCTCCACAACCCAATTTCAGGATACGAAGGTTCTGTGCCTGATATTGAGGTTGAAATTGAAGAACTACAACGTTGTCGTGATTTGTTTATCAACCATATCGGTGATAAATCAGGTCAAACACCAGAGTTCATCAGAGATTTGATTCAACGTAACAAATACTTAGATGCCCCAGAAGCAATTGAATTGGGATTCGCAGATGGTGTCGTTAACCGATTGAAGTAAAGGTAAGACAATGAGGAAAGTAACCGTGATCAAAGGTAGTGTTGGAGTTCAAGTTATTATCGGTGACCCCGATGCTAGGGATAACTCCAACACTAAATTTGTCTTGACCGAGGCAGAAGCCGCAATGCTTCTAATGAAACTCAAAATGAATTTT